TTTTTAGCTGCATGATGAGTGCCCGATACACCAGTTCATCAATTACTTCTTCTTTCCAGCGATTACAGTTATATTTTTCCTTGGAAATTTTTGCATAATTACCACAAATGAAATAGTAATTGTAATACAAAACACCATTCTTTTCGCTGTAATAGTATCTCCGAACCATATTAGCGCCACAGTCACCACAGTATATCAATCCAACATACTTATTATCCTGTTTTCCATGAGTCTGCATATTCGATAAATCTTTTTTGGGCAATGCTTTCTCCTGCTTTAATTTGATTACATTTTGTACTTTTTCAAATAATTCAGCACTCACTATAGCCTTATGGGTATTCACATGTTCAATCCATTCTTCTTTATCCAACATTACATTTTTTTCTTTTGTAAGAAGTGAGGTTCTTGTTTTATGTGAATAAGTATTTCCCAAATAGTGCCTATTTTCCGCAATCTGTTTAATTACAGATGATTGCCAATGCATATCCGTTTCGTCAATTCTATCCAAGAATAACTTCCCAGTTCTTGCGTATACCCTTGGCGAAGCCAGCAGCATGGTATTAAACTCTCTCGAAATTTTCAAATATGACTGCCCTGCAGCAAGTTTTTCAAATATTTCTACTACATACGGTGCAGTTAAAGGATCGGGAACAGTAGTAGATTTTCCTTTTTCATCTCTAGCTCTCTTATACCCATAAGGAGCATCTCCACCACAATATTCACCTGACTCCATCTTAATTTTCATAGCACTTGTCATCTTTACTGATGCATCTTTTGCGTACATATCATTTGCAAGATTCGATATCATGATTCCCAGCATCTGATTGTCACATTCTGGACTGATACTGTCATAGTTATCATTGACTGATATAAAGCGCACCTGCATAAATGGAAATATTTTTTCCAGGTATTTTGATACTTCTTCCAAATCTCGACCAAATCGTGATAAATCCTTTACTATGACCGTATTTATTTCTTTTGTTTTGATGTCACCAAGCATTCTCACAAAGTCATCTCGATCAAATTTCGTACCTGATATACCGTCATCCTTATAAAACTTTACAACTTCAATATCCGGATGAGATTCTGCGTAAGAAAGAGCGATCAGTTTCTGTGTCTCCAGTGATTCTCTCTTCTCACCATTGATATCTACAGATATTCTGGTATAAATACCGGCTTTCCAGATTTTCTGCGGTGATGCCTGTACGAATGCTTCAGCCTGTTTCATCTGGCGATTTCTTGTTCTTGCCATTATACAGCCACCTCCTGTTTTGTTTTTCCAATCTGTTC